CTTGGCAATCCTTTAAGGGCTTCTCTAGTGGCTTTAGGTGTGCGACCATAAGTGTTTTCTACGTTTGTTGCGCTACGCTTTAGCATATCTTCAATGACTTGAATTTGCTCTTCAAAACCTTTTTTGGTCGTGAACTTTCCAGACCAAGAAGCAGGGTTTGTAAGTTGAGATTCAATAATTGCCATGTCAGGACCAGCCAACGCGCCAAGCGTGTACAAGTCTTTCACACCCATCAACAAAGATGTGTACTTAGCTTGCATCCTAGCTGTATCTGCACCAGATGGTAAAAATTTAGCACCTGTAGTCAAATTCTTGCCAACTTCGTCTTTAAATTCTTTGAGTGAACCAGCCAATCCAGCCAATTGCATATCCGTGTCATTAAATTTAGCTGGCGCTTCTTTGCGCGCACCTTTTAATGGCATACCAGCTTGTGGCATTTGTGGTGTTGTAGTCGCCACAGGAGCAGCAGGCGCACGTTGGTCTAACACGCTATTCATGCCTGGGATTACTTGTGAGCTTGCTGGCGTTAATCTATTAACATTTGCTGGCGTTGGGGCTAGATTGTTAGCAGGAACTCTAGGGCTACCGTCTACAGGAGTTGCAGGAGCAACAGGCGCAGCACCACCCATCATTACAGGAAATGCTTGCAATGTACGTTTGTTTACACCAACAACATTTCCGTCTTCAGTTTCTCTAAGTTCAAAGCCAGGATTGGCTTTTTCCCAATTAAACTTTTCACGCGCAAATTTATCAGCAATCGTTGCAGTCTTTTCAAATTCTTGAACTTGTTGTTTATATGTTGGACTGTTGGGGTTTGTGTCTATAACAACAATCTTTCCATTTAAATCAAATTTTTCAGGCTTTGGCTGTACAAAGGTTAAGGCTTGGCGACCTTCTGGATTTGAAGTCACATACTGCGTGATAACTGCTTTACGTTTTGCAAGATCAGGCTCAGACAAAAGGCTTTGGCGAAAACGTGTAGTATCAACGCCCGTTGCGTCTAAACGATCAAAAGCCGCTGTTAAGCTAGAGTCAGAAGGGTCGTTTAAAACAGAAGTTAAGCCAGTACCAAGAGCAGTCATTTGCTGATCACGCACTTTGCCTTTCAGTTCTTGACGCTTCAACTCATTTGTTTGTTGTTCAGTAAGTAACTTTTGGTAACCTAAACCAGTTTTGCCAAATTTGCTTAAACCTGAAACACCAGATGGTGTTGACAAATCTGCCCTATTTAAATAGTCAATTACGCCTTGCTCTTGCTCCATTTGCTGACGAGCCAACTGGTTTTGCAATTGCGAAGTTTGGAGTTGCTGAATTTGTGCGTATTCCTGCAATGGATTGCGCTGTTCAAACTGTGTTGGTCTGAACCCCATTGCAATGTTTGGGTCAACGAGTGCCATATTTATCCCTTAATAATCATAAACTGGGTTAGACCTGTTGCCTTGATTACGCAACGCTTGTTGTAGCAAGTTATTGGTTGCTTGGTTTTGGGTGTAGTTTAAATATTGGTTGAAGCCTTGGTTGGCAGCATTTGCCACGCCCATGTATCCAGACGCTGTTGCTTGACCAGCCGCGCCAATGGCTTGACCAGCATTGTTGGCATAATTTTGACCAGCCGCGCCAATTTGATTAACTGAACTTTGACCAACACCAGCCAATGATTGCAAAGGATTTAGGCGTGCGTTGCGCTCGGTTTGGTAACGGTTAAAAGCATTGGTGTATTCTTGCGAACCCATTTCTTGACCGTAACGGGTGGCGGCTCTTAAAGCGTTACCAGAAATCAAGCCTCCACGCGCCGCCGCAGATTGTTCAAGTGCTTTTTGACCTTCTTTTAAACGAAAAGCATAACCTGGGTCTTGTTGAAACTGGTCCATCCCAAACGGGGTGTACTCAGAAGCCAATTCAAGTTTACCAAGGGCGCGTTCTCCCGCTTGGCGATAAGGCGCTTGCAATTCAATTTGTCGTTCAAATTGATTTTGCTGAAGTTGTGCGGCACGATTTGCGGCATCAGCTTGCGTTCTTGCTGCGCTAGTGGCTGCGGTAGCTCCCAACAGCGAGCTACCAGCCATAGTTGCAGGAATCAGGTAGTTGGACATACCAGCACCAGTAGCACCAGTAGCACCAGCAGCACTAGCAGCACCAGCACCAGCAGCATTAGCACCTCCAACAACTTGAGACGCAGGAACCGTAGCGCCTGATGAATTTACATACGCACCAATTTCAGGTGCGTAATAATACCCACCAGCTAACAAAGCTGCGGTTGTCCAGCCGCCTGGTACTACATCACGGACGGTGCGGTCAATGCCAGCGCCAAGGTCGCCAACAGCGTTGATTGCGCCTTGCCCAATATCACCAACTTTTTCTACTACCTTGCCCATGATGAATTCTCCAATCGAATTACGCCGTGATTACGACTGACTTCTTTAAAACCGAAACCCTTTGCCAATCGCAGTGACGGCTTATTGTCTTCATAAATTCTTACAACCATTGTATCGTGTAGCTTTGACATTTTGTTAAGAAAATTTATCCCATCTCCCCTAACGCTCCATCTACACCGCTTCTCAGGAACAACAAACAAATCAAACTCATTACCACTTGCCACAAAAGCGCCTCCATCAAAAGGCGTAATTTCTAAGTTCTTTTCCATCCATTTGCGCGTTTCTTGCGTTGCGTTAAACCCCATCCTGTCATGCAGGTAGGTTTTTATCACGTTCCAGACATCATCGGTTAATTTCATGGCTAATTAACCATTTCATATGATCTGGCTTACAGTTAGCACCACACTTGGGGATGCTGGCTTGGCAGGAGATGTAGTAGCGGCAATGGTTGTTAGTTGAGCCGAGCCACTAACGGTTAGCCAGTACAACTGAAGATAGTCACCAGCGGCATATTCCTCAAAGAAATTGACCGTCAAAATAGCCGCCCCGTCAACTGCACCTACTTTTTTGGGAACAGTAATTGTGCTGGCTGTGGCGGTAGTATCAACGCCATTCTTACGCAACCAAACATAAACAGCATCTTCAGTCGCTGTGGCGTTAGTGAATTGCAAACTAGCTGTTACTGTTGTCAGACCTTCAGCGTTAAACACAATCCGAGATGTTGGGGTTCCTACTGTAGTGTTTCGTGTTACACCAGTTGTGTTAAACGTGATTGCGGTAGGCGTGTTGGCTGCGGCAGTCTGGTTTGTTGTGTCTGAAAAAGACCCAAATGGCAACGTCAAAAAATAGTTGTATAGGTTTGTGAAAAACCGATACCAAGAACGCTCCATAAGCTGACCAAGGGAATCCACCACGGGAACCCGTGAAGATGGAATTCTGGTGTTAGATGCGTCAAGCATTGGTAGGCGTTACGTTAAGTTGTGCGCCCATGATTGTAATTTTCACAGGGTCTGTGCCTGACAATTCATATACACGGTCACGCAACTTTAGCGTCATGCCCATGCGTCTAGCAAATGCGCGGTTGTAATACTCGCCGATTCTGCCCATTGACATCCAATGTTCGTTAGACCAAGTATGACCACCATCATCAGACCAGCGCAACATCATCTGCGGGTCGCTACCTTGGCCTGTGTCTATGCCAACACCAGCCTCACAATCAATCTGCAATGTGTGTTGAGATGTGCGCTTTAGGTCGTTAGTGCCTGTTGGCAATGCTCTCCACGAACGAAGCCACTTTTGGATGTCTCCGTTATCTGTGTAATCTTCTAGGTCAAACGCATACAAATTGCCGTTTTCGTAGTCACCCACAATGATTTCATTGTTGTAAACCACTTGGCAGTTAGATCGGTGGCGGGTGAAATCTCCATTGTCCCAACCCGCACGTTCATGCCACGCTTGTGTAGATGCGTCATAAACCCAAGTCGTGTTAGCGGTAGGGAAGATCAACACATAGAAAGCGTGTCCATCTTGTTGGTAGGTGTATGCCAACGCATCAGAAATATCTGTGTATTGTTGGATTTGCCACTCAACAGCATGGGTTGATACGCGCTGACCTTTGTAGCCATTGTTACGGTAAACAATACCGCGACCACGGGCATCAGAGCCTAGCCAGAAAACAGAGTTATCTACCTTTGCCACAGAGTAAGGCGCGGCACAACCAATTTCGTTAAACGCACCTTGGATTCTCTGCAAAGGAAAATCTGCGGTTCCTGCGTCATACCAAACTTCAGTTGAGTTAGTGCCAAACAACCAGATTTCTCGATGGTCTACGATCAAAGAAACTAAGTTATCAGGGTCGCCTTCTGCGCTTGCAAAATCTAATGGGTCTACCGAAGTACCGTCAAGCAACTGAGTCACCCAGAACCGAGAACTGTTGGGTTCGTTGAACACAAAGTAACCATCAATGTAGCCAACCGTTACCGCGCCAGCGAAGTCAGGGTCGGTGATCTCAGCAAAGACTTCTGTGCTTGTGTTGTAGATAAACCCATCTGGGTTGCAAGCAATGAAAATCTGAGTGCCGTTATCAGACATAGAAACAGGACCAGTGCCTGTAACTGTTCCAATAGCCGTACCCTTTAAACGAGTGCGACCATACGTTTCAACCTTGTAAAACGTGTCTCCTGACACCGCATACATGATGTCGTTGACTTTCCACAACCCACGGATTGGACCATCTCCAATGGATGATTTGCGCTGAAGGCCAGGGCAACGAGACAAAAACGCTGGTTCTTTACCCGCTTCAGGGACAATCTCTGGAAACAAATTAACCATGCGACTATCCGCAGCGTTAACGCTACGAGCCACATAGGAAGAACCAAGGATTGGGGAATCCATCAGTAGTTACCCGCATAGATATTAAAACGCTGACGGGTTGCCACAATTGCGTAAGGCATGGACATCACATCATCAGGGTTGTTGATGCGCTTCAGATTGCGCTTAGATGTCATGGCAATACGTTGCACTTGAGGAGATGGCTCAATGCCGTACTCAGGCGCAATTTCCATTGCTAGGTTGTATGTGAACGCTCTCAGATAGCCAGGCGGGAAAAGAATCTCAGTCACCAAAGTGGCTGGTTGATCTAATTCTTGGACACTAACAAAGTGCCATTCCAAGTCCCGTGTTGGGCGAGGGTAAATAGACATTGTTATGTCTGGATACCCCATGTTCACAAAGATTACTTGCGGGTAAGTGCTAGTGACTGTTTTAACCGCAATGCCGTTGTATTGTTGTTGGTTGATGAACTTAATACCATAAGACACGTTAGTGCTTGGGTCGCGGTAGTAAGTCGCGTCATCCAACAAGACAGGGCGTAAGCCCACAAAGTTACCTGACGGGCCAAGTGTGCGGATGTATTCACCAGCAGGCCAAGTAAAAGTTTGGTCTTGGGTACAAAATACGGAAAGGCGTTCTGTATTCCAC